CGGTTTCCATTCTGGCGAGCGGTCATTCCAGCGCGATCACGCCGGCGGGCACCCAGTGGTTCGCGTGGGAAGCTCCGGACTCCATCAAATCGGATGAGGCAGACGCCTGGTACAACGAGTGCAGCCAAAAGGCCCGGAATTTGTTGGCGCAGTCGAATTTCCACACGATGCTCAACGAGGCTTTCGAGGATAGGGCCGGATTCGGGATTTGTTGTCTCGGCGCCATGCCATCCGCGACCCGCACAATCACCTTCCAGGCGCATCCGGTCGGATGTTTCTGTCTGGAGGAGGATGTTGATGGCGATGTGGACACCGTGTTCATGCGCCGGCCGTATTCCATCCGGCAACTGGTCCAGCAATTCGGCGAGGAGGTTGTTGGCAAAAACACCGTGCTCGGTAAGGCCTGGGAGGATTGGAAGTCCAAGGGTTCTGACAGCGACCACTCGGTGATTCATGCGGTTTTTCCCAGATTGGAACGGGATTCCTCCAAAATGGACGCGCTCAACATGGCGTTCGCATCGTGCTGGGTGGCGGAGGAGGGTCAAAGCATGTTGCTGGAAAGCGGATTCGAGGAGCTTCCTTTCAGTGTCTCCCGCTACCTGAAACACAGCGGTTCCCGCCAGCAATACGGGTACAGTCCGTTCGAGCAGGTTCGCGCGGCCGTCATTGGAGCCAACCGGACCAAGCAGATTTTACAGGTGGTGGGCCAGAAGCTGGCGGTTCCTCCGATTTTGGTTCCTGACAACCTGGTTGGCAATGTGGACACGCGCCCGGGTGGGAAAACCATTTTCAAAGCCTCTTCCGGCGTTCTGCCAAAAGAGTGGCTTTCCGGGGGTAATCCGCAAGGGATGGCCGAGGAATTAGAGGATGATCGCAAGAGCATCCGTGACGCCTACCACACCGATCTTTTCCGCATGTTCGCCGACAGGGAAAAGCAAATGACCGCGCGGGAGGTTTCCGAACTGGCGGCGGAAAAGCTCATGCCTTTCTCACCGTCGTTTACCCGGTTCACGGCGGATTTCCAAGTCATGATGGACAGGATTTTCTCCATCATGTTCCGTGCCGGGGTATTCGGAGAGGTGAACGCGATTCCTCAGGCGGTTATCGTTCAACGGGGAGACTTCCGGGAAGTTCCTCCACCAAAGGTTGTCTATCAGTCTCGCGTTGCGCTCGCGATACGCCAGGCTGAAACCGCCGCCGCCGACCGGTTGGTTGAGCGGGCGATGGGTCTTGCGCAAATGAATCCGGGTGCTTTGGACAACATCGACATGGACGCGTATCTTCGAACCAGCGCCCGCAACGACGGCGTGGTGGAGAAAATGCTCCGGCCTGAAAAGGAAATGCAGGCGCAACGCGACCAGCGGGCGCAGGCCGAGGCCCAGGCGCAACAACTCGCGCAGGCCCAGCAGGCGGCTGACGCCGCCGGCAAGGTGGGCGTGAAAGTCCCGCCAGGAATGATGGGAGGTTCCCAATGATCGAGATTGACGATCCCATCCTGATTCTCGAACAGCTTCCCGAACTGAGGCGGAGGGCCGAGGATGACGAGCGCAAATATTGCCAACTCACCCGCGATATTTTCACCGGGTCAAAGGGTAAGCGATGGCTGAGGATGGCCATGGCTCGTCACAACTTCATGGGCAGCGTGTATGCCTCCGAGGACGGGTACAATCCGCATGCCGCGGCTTACCGCGATGGAGCCCGAGCCGTTTTTTCAGAAATCCTGAATTCATCCGCACAGGCCAATCCGGCCCGCGGGAAAAAGAACCCCGATGACGATGATACCTGAATGGCACATGTACCGCGCCCGGCACGTTTTCCGGGGCGATGATTATTGCGGTAAATTCGACGGGGCGACCCTGACCGTGTTTCTGTCGGACATGACACTGGAACAGGAATGCCGGGGATTTTTAAGGTCGGTTCACGGAATCGGCCTGGCCTCGGTGAAGCCTCTATCCAAACCAGCCGGAAATAAAGATGATTCCAATCCAGAACCAAGGAAACCCGGCCGCCCCAAAAAATCATGAGTGACATTGCAGAACCACCAGCTCCGCCTCCCGATTCTCCGGCACCTGCTCCGATTCCGGCACCGTCGGGCAATGGTCCCGATTCCCAGGCAGCGGGAGGAGATATTCCGGCGAGGCCGGAATTCATCCCGGAAAAATTCTGGAAGGATGGCAAGCCGGATGTGGAGAACATGGCCAAGAGTTACGCCGCGCTTGAAACCAAGCTCGGCAAGTCGGCTGGCGAGGTTCCCGACGCGCCCGAGGGCTACACTCTCAAGCCGGAGAAGCTGCCGGATGGAATCCAGTTCAACGAGGATGCGGCCAAACAGTTCGCAACGGCATTCCACAACGCGGGAGTCACGAAGGAACAGGCCGGCAAGATCACGGACGTGTGGTTCCAAATGGAAAAGGCCAATCATGACGCCATGGCGGCCGCGTATCAGGAAAGCCTGACCAAAGGCACGGAAGCGCTCAAGAAGGAATGGGGAAGCGGCTATGCCGAAAAGATCGGCAAGGTGAAAAGCGTCGTGCAGTCACTCGGCTATGACCCGACGGATGCCACCCTGTTTTCCAACCCAACCGTGGTAAAATTCCTGGGCAAGGTCACCGGTCTGCTGAGCGAGGATGCGGTTGCATCCATGCGCGGAGCCGTAGCTCCGGGATCCTCGTTTGTCTCACCCACCGAGGAGGCCCACGCGATCATGACCGACGACAAACACCCCGAACACCGGAAATACATGGAAGGTGACAGGAACGTCGTCAAAAAGGTGGCCAGGCTCCTGGGCGATTGATTTCCGGTGGGGGCGGGCTGGCGGTTTTCATCGTGGCCGCCGGTTCCGCCTTCCCGGATTTCGATATTGGAAACCTTTGGAATCATTGCATGGACAGCGTGTTGGGCATAGAAGCGCAACGAATGAACGACCCGCATGCGGGCGGATAATCCGGCACACCACCGGACCCGCGGGGCAAGGCGGATAATCGGGAAGTCATCGGGACCATCCTTCGGACGGTCGCAACGCATCCTAACTTATCCACACCATCATTATGGCAACGACACTTACTGTCTCAACGGCCGCCCGCAACATTTTCCAAACCGGCATGGAGCAGGCCGCCCAGCAACTTCAACCCCGCCTCCGCCCATACGGGGGGGTGAAAACGGGGTGCACCGGCAAAAGCCAGGGGCACCGTAAAATCCAGTCCGTGGAAATGGCCGACTCCACCGGGCGTTTGCAAGCCACGGTCGGGCAGGAACTCGGGCTCGAGCACCGCTATCTGTTCCCGCGCAAGGCGTGGGTGGCGACGACTCTTGACGAGGATGATGCCGCCGATCTGGACTTGCAGGTAGCTCCTACCGGCGACATTTCAACCCAGCACATTCAGGCTGTCGGACGCAAGATTGACGATATCATGATCGCCGGGATCACCGGCACCAATTACGAGGGTGTTGAGGATTCCATGTCATCGGTCACCCTTCCCGCCGGCCAAACCATCGCGTACAACTACAAGCGCGACGGCACTACCGCGGACAGCGGTTTGACGTTCGCAAAGCTGACGGCCGCCAAGAGCCTGTTCGCCAAGGCGGAAATCTACGGGCAGGAACAAAAGCAGGCCGGAGCCAAGCTGGTTCTCGCCGTCTCCCAGGACGAGCTGGACGATCTTCTGAACGACGCCACCCTGTATGTCGGCAGCCTGGATTACAACAAGCTGAAGGCGCTGGTTGACGGGGAAGTGGATTACTTCATGGGGATCAACTTCATCCGTTCCGAGAGGCTGGCGACCACCACGGCCAGTTCCAAGCTCACCCGGACCTGTCCGATGTGGGTTTCCACAGGCATCCATCTGGATTTCTGGTACGATGTGAAAACGTCGATTGACGTGCTCCCCACCGTTTCCCAGGCCATCCAGGTTTACAGCCGCCTGAAAGCCGGGTGCTGCCGCATGAGCGAGAAGCACGCCGCCATCATCCAGACGATCCGGGCCGCCTGATCGAACCACCCAACCAACAACAGAAACCAACATCATGGCCAATACTGTTTCCACAATCGCCGCGCTCCAGGTAACCGCCCAAAGCAAGGGTCCAGGACGCGGATCTCCCTCACCCCAGGCCGCCGCCGTGCTGCGCATCCTCGACGACAAGGCAACCCTTGCCATCGGGGCGCCGCTGCTGACGGCCGCATCGGGCGAGTACGTCAAATTCGGGAAGGTCCCGAAAGGGGCCATCATCTACCCGAATCTGATTCGCCTCACCACCACCCACACGGCGGAAGTCGCCGGCAAGATCACCCTGCTGCCTCTTTCCGGCGCGGCGGGCACCGATATTGCCGGGGTCACCGCCAAACTGGAAACCCTCGCCGTCGCCCATGATCCCACCAGCATGAACGTGGTGCCGGATTCCGGGCTTGATTGCGTGGATTCCCAGGTGGTTGCCGAGGATTCATGGGTGTGTTTCCTTCCTACTTCCGACCTGACGATCGCCAGCTCTGCGAAAGCTATCTGGCTGCGCCTGGTCTATGGCACCACCTATTGAGCCGGCTGCCGGGAATTGATTCAACCCCAACCGCCCGGCGGCCCGTTCACAGCGTGCCGCCGGGCTTTTCCTTTTCATGAGCCTCACCAAGACGTCAATAGCGAACATGGCCCTGGCAAAGCTGGGGGACATTACCATTTCGGACATTTCAGCTCCGACGGACAAGGAGGGGCGCGCCGCCTCGCTGCATTACGATCCGTGTCTCCGGGAACTTCTGAGGGCTCACTTCTGGGGGTTTGCCACTGTTTTCAAAACGCTCTCCTTTATTCCGTCCGGGATGCATGTTTCAGGCGCTTTGCTAACCAGCGGCGGAACGTCCCCCGTTACTTTCGGGTTTCCATTTTTGCCGGATGCGCATCTGATGAACGGCCGTCCAAGCTATATTGGATGGGAAGGAATTTACAGTTGGTCCTTGTATTGGTTCGATACCTATTGGCGTCTTCTGGTTTTCGATACCACCGCGGCTTTCGGCTCGCCGGCGATTGCCGAATGGCGGCGCACGGTTGATGTCCTGACCCCGGATTATGCGGCACCTGTGGATTGGGTTCCCGTAAGCCCGGCGACCGGGGTGCCAGTCGTGGATTCCTTCGACGGGACTGCGGGAGAGTGGAAATCGGTTTTCCATCTGCCGGATGATTTTATCAAGCTCCGCAGGGTGTTCGACCCTTCCACCGGAAGACAGGTGGATAGGTTCGATCTCGGGCGGGTGATGGAATCCCGATGTCTGCTATCCGCTCAACATGATTCCCTCACGCTGGAATACGTGGCATTCGTGGATGATCCGGCGCAGTATGACCCGTTGTTTGTGGCGGCTCTCGTCACCCTGCTGGCGTCCCGGATGGCGCGCGCGGTGACCGGAAGCGACAACATGGAAGGAGAACTCCGGCAGCTTTATGAGACGGTGGACCTTCCCAACGCCCGGGTGGCCGACGGACACGACACGCAATCCAACGAAAACCACCCGCTTATGGAAATGCTCACCGGATCGCTCACCGGCCAGCGTGGAAATTTTTTCCCGGACAGGGATGAAATCTGATCATGTCTCTGGTAAAGCACATCCTCACGTTCGATTCCGGGGAACTCTCTCCCTGGTTGGACGGGCGCACGGACATCGCCAAGTACGCGGGAGGCTGTCGGACGCTGGAGAACATGATCGTGAGGCCCCAGGGCGGAGTGACCCGACGGCCAGGGATGGAGTATCGCGGCCAGCTGTATGCAGGGGCCGCGTGCGGGAAACTGGTGGAGTTCGAAATCAAGGGATCGGCTTCCAAGGTGCTGGCTCTGGGAGGGGGTAAGATGAAAGTGTTCGCAGGCGGCGTACCAGTGCAAAGCGGAGGGTCGGATTTGGCCGTCACTATTCCATGGGCTGACGCGGATCTGCCATTGCTGCGCTGGATCCAGATCAACGACGTGATGTTTTTCACGCATCCCTCCTACCAGCCTCAAAAACTGTCGCGGGTGTCGGACACGTCGTGGACGCTCGCCGACTTTCTTCCGGCGGCCAGCGCCACGAAAATCCCCCTGTTGGCGGAAAACACGGACGATCAGTGGAAAATAAACTGTGACTTCGCGGTGACCGTCACCGCGTGGGTGGGAACCTCGCACGCATACGCCGTGGATGACATGGTGACCTACGGAGGTCTCACCTACAAATGCAACTACGCCCACACGTCGAACGCCTACACCACCTTGGGAGCCGGTGGCAACAGGCCGGACCTGGGCAAGACCTTCGTCGTGCGCACCCTGCTTTCCGGCAATGTCACCTCTCCCTATTGGACGACGTCGTTCGATGACAGTTCCTGTCTTGCCGGCCAGAGCGTAAATCTCACGGCCACCAAGGCCACATGGGACGCGCTGCATGTGGGCGCGGTATTCGAACTGGCATCCCTCCGGGAAATATGGGGCTACCAGACGAAAATCGGGCTCTATTCGGGGGACTCCGCGATTGCCGCCACGTCCAACGGTACCACCTTCGCCTATTCTCCGGTGATCGTTGTCCAGGGGGATTGGACGTTCACCACCTCTGGCAACTGGGCCGGCAAGTTCTATGTGGAGGTATCCTACGACCGGGGAATCACCTGGACCCAAATCCGCGCATATCAATCCAATTCCACGAGCGAGCAGAATTTCACCACCAGCGGCACGGAAAAGAACCACTGCTGGATGAGGCTGTCATTTACCGCCTATGTCAATGTCAGCGGCACGGGGATTCCATATGGGGTTCTGAGCGTGCTGGATTCCCGGCTGCGCGGGCTGGTGCAAATCACCAGGGTTACCAATTCCCAAGCCGCCACAGGGGTTGCTATCACACCCCTGCAGCTCGGAACAACGGAATTGTGGAGCGAATGCGCATGGAATCCCTATCAGGGTTATCCGTGCTGCGTCACGCTCCACCAGAACCGGCTGGTAATGGCCGCGACAAGCCGAGCGTGTCACACGATCTGGGGCAGCGCCACGGACGACTACAGCAACTTCTACCCCGGCACCGACGCGGACGCGGCATTTCGGCACACGGTGATTATCGGTCAGCGCGAGCCGATTGTCTGGCTTGCCAGCGCCCGCCATCTGGTGATCGGGTCCGGCATTGGGGAATTCGCCATGCGCGGGCAAAGCGACGATGCGGCGATCACGCCGGAATTCGGGATTGCCACCAGGCAGAGTTCCTTTGGGACGGCCGTGGGAGGGGCCGGGTGCGTGCTGGCCGACCAGTGCATCCTGTTCGTCCAGAATGGAGGCCGGATCATCCGCGAGTTGAATTACCAGTACATGACCGACCGGTACGAGTCCGGGAACCTGACGCTTCTCTCCGATCACATTCCGGCGTCGGCGGTGAGCGATTGGGCATTGCAACGCCATCCGTTTCAAATCCTATGGGTTGTGGCAGGCGGGGTTCTCTACTCGCTCACATACGAAAAAACCCAGAACATCGCCGCCTGGGCGAGACATCCCACGGCGGGAACCGTGCTTTCCGTGGCCGTGGTGCGATCCACCCCCGATGACGAGGTATGGCTGTGCATGCAACATGGCAGCGCGTTCACGGTCGAGCGGATGGCCTCCGCCATTACCACCCAGACGGATAACGGCATGTGGTCGGATTGCTGCCAGACGCTGGCAAGTCCCTACACGCTCACCGGAAACCCTCTTTCCGGACTTACAGTGGTCGGATGGAACAATGGCAACGTGATCGGACCGGGCACCCTCAACAGCGGATTCTTCACCGGTCTTTCCGGGAACGTGGTGGTGGGTAGGCCCTACACATCCGTCCTTACTCCGATGATCCCGGAAGTCCCTCTCCCGAACGGTTCTTCCCGTTCTCGCGAATTGCGCATCCACCGCGTTGTGCCGAATCTGCTCTCGTCTCGGGGGGGACGTATCGGGCGGACGGCCGGCGCGGCGGATGCCATTCCCGCCGGGTCGGCCGCCTCTCTCTTCACCGGGGAAATCGAACTCGGTTTCGACGGGTCGCACGATCCTTCCTGTCCGTTCGTGGTTCTGGTTTCCGACCCGTTTCCGTTCTCGCTGCGTTCCCTGGCCCTCAAACTGAACTTCTATGGCGACGGCTGAATTCAAATACAACCCGGACCTTCTTCCCGTCGTCCGCGCGTGGTGGGGTGACAGGCATCTTGGCGCAATGCCGCCGGAATTGCTGCCTCCCTGCGGCATGTGCGCGTTGGATCCTGCCGGTGATCCGGTTGCCGCCGGATGGCTCTACGAGCCCCGTGGCGCGGTCGCGTTCATCGACTGGCTCATTGCCAAGCCCGGACTGACTGCGGCCCAAACGCGCCGCGCCCTGCGCGCCGTGGCGTTCGCTCTGGAAAATATCGCCATCAGTGGAGGATACCGGTGGATCATGGGGAGCGTCTGCAACCCGGTGATGCTCCGCGAATGCCTGGCCGTCGGCTACGAGCCCGCCGCCGAGGGCGTCTGGCACCTAACCAAGAAAATCCGATAACCATGTTCTTCCCCATTCTCGCCCTGCTCTTCACCGCGATATCCGCCGGCGTGGGATTCATGGGTGCGCAACGGAGCGCCGCCGCCGCCGTGGATGCTGGCGAGGCGCAGAAGAAAGCCGCCGACCAGGCCGCCGCCAATGAGGACGCGCAGGCGCAGGAGGCGATCAACCGGCAGCGGATCAACAACCGCCGGGCCCTGGCCCGCCTCCATTCCGGCGGCATCGCCCAAAGCGGCGCGATTTCCGTTGCCGAATTCATGCGTCTGGCGTTGCAGCATCCGGAGTTTGGCTATTACCGGCACGGCGACC